CAAAACGCTCATCTGCCCGGACTGCGGAACCAGACAGGCGCTCCAGTCCATCGGCGTGGATGCCGAGGAACAGGAGCAGATCATCGAGACGATCCACCGTCACACGCAGGAATAAAATACACAATTCCTGCCGTGGATTTCCGCTGATGTCTGGTACATATATTCTTCGAAAATGACTTGATAATATGTGCTTTTAGAGTGATATATATACATGCCGAAAGGCACAGAAAACAAGCGAAAACGGAGGATACGAAAATGACAAAGACACAGGTAAACGAGGCAATCAAGGCGGCGGCAAAAGCACACGGATTTGAAACCACCGAGCAGCCGGGATTCCAAGGGCTTACGGAAATCATCAGCGAGGAATTGAACTTTACCTTCACGGTGCAGAACACCGAAAACACCGACTGGGCGGCTCACAGGATCGAGCAGAGCCTGACGGTTTCGGCAAGCGTCCGCAAGATGGGCGGTCAGCCTACGGTCGAGGAACTTCTTAAGACAGCTGATGAGATAAGGCGCGGCGCGGAGCTTACCGCAGAGCTTCAGAGCATGAACATCACCTGGATGGAAACATTCTAAGGACGGAGGATACGAAGATGACGATCAACGATGCAATGAGAAAATACAGGCTGCCAAACCCAACCACGCCGGAAGACCTCGAATGCAGATGGAGCAAGCTGCTGACCTTCGGAGACAAGGTGGTCATCGCGGGATACTACTACAACGGGAAGAACAAGCCCTGCTACTTCGGGGCAACCTACGAGTTCCTTGACGATGACCATACCTGCGAAGGGACCATCGGGCTTTACACCGCAAGCGAGGTCGAGTTCGAGGATGACGGCCACGCAATTGCCTGGGCGATGCAGCAGTAAAACACGGTAACAAAATACCCAAGGGACGAGCCGCAAGGCTCTGTCTCTCGTACAGATACATTTTAGGACGGCTTGCCTGTGGGCAGGTCATTTTTTATGCCCTCGGAAGGAGGAGATGCCATTGGCAATACGAAAACTGAAAAAATACACGCCGACAAAGTTCATGGCGGAGACCTCCCACTATGACAAAGATCTCGCTGACTATGCCGTGCTGTTCATCGAGCAGCTCTGCCATACCAAAGGAACGTGGGCGGGAAAGCCCTTTGAACTGATCGACTGGCAGGAGCAGATCATCCGCGACCTGTTTGGTGTTATCAAGGACAACGGATACCGACAGTTCAACACGGCATACATCGAGATACCGAAAAAGCAGGGCAAGTCAGAGCTTGCGGCGGCGGTGGCGCTCCTCCTCACCTGCGGTGACGGCGAGGAACGCGCCGAGGTCTACGGCTGTGCCGCTGACCGCAACCAGGCGAAGATCGTATTTGACGTTGCTGTGGATATGGTGCGGTTCTGCCCGGCGCTCTCCAAACGTGTAAAGATACTCGGCTCACAGAAAAGGCTCGAATATCTGCCCACGCACAGCTTCTACCAGGTGCTTTCTGCGGACGTGGCAAACAAGCATGGTTTCAATACCCACGGCGTTATATTCGATGAGCTGCACACGCAGCCGAACCGAAAGCTGTTTGACGTCATGACGAAGGGTTCCGGCGATGCGAGGATGCAGCCGCTGTTCTTCCTCATAACCACGGCGGGCAATGATACGCATTCCATCTGCTATGAGCAGCATGAAAAGGCTCTGGACATCATGAGCGGAAGAAAAATCGATCCGACCTTTTATCCCGTTATCTACGGCGCGGACGAGTCGGAGGATTGGACTGATCCCAAGGTCTGGAAAAAAGCAAATCCCTCCCTCGGTATTACGGTCGGTATCGACAAGGTAAAAGCCGCCTGTGACTCCGCAAAGCAGAATCCGGGCGAAGAGAATGTTTTCCGACAGTTAAGGCTCAATCAGTGGGTAAAGCAGTCGGTCAGATGGATGCCGATGGACAAGTGGGACGGCTGTGCTTTCCCTGTCGATGAGGATGATCTGGAAGGGCGCATCTGCTACGGCGGGCTTGACCTTTCAAGCACCACGGACATCACGGCGTTCGTGCTGGTGTTCCCTCCGCAGGACGAGGATGACAAGTACTGCATCCTGCCGTACTTCTGGGTGCCGGAAGAAACACTCGACCTGCGAGTAAAGCGCGATCATGTTCCCTACGATGTCTGGAAGCGGCAAGGGTATCTCGAAACCACCGAGGGCAACGTCATCCACTACGGATACATCGAGAGATTCATCGAAAACCTCGGTGAACGGTTCAACATCCGGGAGATCGCGTTCGACCGATGGGGAGCCGTGCAGATGGTGCAAAACCTTGAGGGCATGGGCTTCACGGTCGTTCCGTTCGGACAGGGTTTCAAGGACATGAGTCCTCCTACCAAGGAACTGATGAAGCTGACGCTTGAAAAGAAACTGGCGCACGGCGGACATCCGGTCCTCAGGTGGATGATGGATAACATCTTCATCCGGCAGGACCCGGCGGGCAACATTAAGGCGGACAAGGAGAAATCGACAGAAAAGATTGACGGCGCGATCGCAACGATCATGGCTCTTGACCGTGCCATCCGCTGCGGAAACGACAACACTGCCTCGGTCTATGACAGCCGCGGCATTTTATTCATATGAGAGGAGAAAAAGCTATGGGTATTTTTAACAGATGGTTCAGAGGACGGGACGCTCCCAGAGACGCCACGGCGGGCAGTTCGTATCGCTTTTTCTTCGGCGGCACGAGTTCCGGCAAGGCCGTGACGGAGCGGTCTGCAATGCAGATGACGGCGGTGTATTCCTGCGTGAGGATACTTGCCGAGGCGATTGCCGGACTTCCGCTGCACCTCTACCGATACGGCGAGGACGGCAGCAAGGAAAAGGCGCTCGACCATCCGCTTTATGCATTGCTCCACGATGAGCCGAACCCGGAAATGACTTCATTCGTGTTCAGAGAAACGCTAATGTCACATCTTTTACTGTGGGGCAACGCCTATGCGCAGATCATCCGAAACGGCAAGGGTGAGGTTGTGGCTCTATATCCGCTGATGCCGAATCGCATGACCGTTGACCGTGACGAGCATGGGCAGCTCTATTACGAGTACCGCACCACGCAGGAGGACGCCCACACCATGAAAGGTTCCGTGGTCAAGCTCTCGCCGAGGGACGTGCTTCATGTTCCCGGTCTCGGCTTTGACGGGCTGGTGGGCTATTCACCTATTGCTATGGCAAAGAACGCCATCGGGCTTGCCATCGCCACAGAGGAATACGGCTCTAAGTTCTTCGCAAACGGAGCTACTCCCGGCGGCATCCTGGAGCATCCCGGCGTGGTGAAGGACCCGGAACGCGTGAGGGACAGCTGGAATTCAGCCTTCGGCGGAAGCTCCAACTCAAACAAGGTGGCTGTTTTAGAGGAAGGCATGAAATACACGCCCATCTCCATCAGCCCGAACGAGGCGCAGTTCCTGGAAACGAGGAAGTTCCAGATAGACGAAATAGCGAGGATATTTCGGGTGCCGCCGCATATGATCGGCGACCTTGAGAAGTCCTCGTTTTCCAATATCGAGCAGCAGTCGCTTGAGTTTGTGAAATACACGCTTGATCCGTGGGTGTGCCGATGGGAACAGTCCATGCAGAGGGCACTTTTAAAGCCGGAGGAAAAACCGCTGTATTTCTTGAAATTCAATGTGGACGGTCTGCTCCGTGGCGACTATCAGAGCCGCATGAACGGCTACGCTGTCGGACGGCAGAACGGCTGGATGTCTGCAAACGACATCAGGGAGCTTGAGAACCTCGACCGCATTGCCAAGGAGGACGGCGGTGACCTGTATCTCGTGAACGGGAACATGGTGCCATTGGTATCAGCCGGGGCGGCGTATGCGGCAACCACAGAGGAAACGGAGGAACCTTCAAGTGAAGAAACACAAGAACCGAAAACAGACCAATTTCAAGAGAGGAGGCAGAAACCACTATGAACAGAAAGTTTTGGAACTGGGTGAAAAACGAGGAGCCGGATTCATTCGGCAGCGACCGAACGCTCTACCTCGACGGGGAAATATCCGATGAGACATGGTACGGCGATGAGGTGACTCCCTCGCTTTTCAAACAGGAACTGGAGAGCGGCGACGGCAACATCACGCTCTGGATCAACTCGCCGGGCGGCGATGTGTTCGCGGCGGCGCAAATCTACAATATGCTGATGGATTATCCGCATGACGTGACCGTGAAGATCGACGCTCTTGCGGCATCGGCGGCAAGCGTCATCGCTATGGCAGGCACGAAGGTGCTGATGAGTCCCGTGGCGATGATCATGGTGCATAATCCCGCCACCATCGCGATTGGCGACAGCGAGGAGATGCAGAAAGCCATCGATATGCTCGCCGAGGTCAAGGAAAGCATCATGAACGCCTACGAGATCAAGTCCGGGCTGTCCCGCCACAAGATTTCGCAGCTCATGGACGCCGAGACCTGGATGAACGCAAAGGAAGCCGTGAAGCTGGGCTTTGCCGATGAGGTACTCTTTGCTGGAAAGACGGAAGATGAGACTTCCGATGACGGCACCGAGATGCTCTTTTCACGCAAGGCCGTGACGGATTCGCTGCTTTCAAAGCTGATCCCGAAACGCCCGGAGAAACCGAAGAACACAGTCAAAGTAACCGACCTTGAGAAGCGCCTGTCGCTTCTCTCACACTAATTTTATGGAGGTATTTATCATGACCAGAATTATGGAACTTATGGAAAAACGCGCAAAGGCATGGGAGGCGGCGAAGAACTTCCTTGACTCCCATTCCGACAAGGGCGGCAATGTGTCCGCGGAGGATGCCGCAACCTACGACAGGATGGAAAAAGAGGTCACCGACCTCACTCACGACATCGAGAGGCTTCAGCGCCAGGAGGAAATCGAGAAAATGATGAACGCTCCGACTTCCTCTCCGCTGACCGCAAAGCCCGGCGCAGCAGAGGACAAGGAAGAACCGACCGGCAGAGCGTCCGCAGCTTACAAGAAGGCGTTCTGGGACAACATCCGTCATCCCGGCAATCCGGCTGTCCGCAACGTGCTGGAAGAAGGCACCGATGCCAACGGCGGCTATCTTGTCCCGATCGAATTCGAGCATACCCTTGTGCAGGCACTCAATGAGAACAACATCATGCGTACCATCGGCTGCAAGATCATCACCACTCAGAACGAGCGCAAGATCCCCGTGGCGAACGGTCACACGCAGGCGGCATGGACGGCTGAGAACGGCGCGTACACCGAGAGCAATCCTACCTTCGGGCAGACCAGCATTGACGCTTTCAAGCTGACTGACCTCATCAAGGTATCCGATGAACTGCTTTCCGACAGCTTCTTCGATATCGAGGGCTACATCTCCGAGGAGTTCGGACGCGCCTTCGGCGAAGCCGAGGAGGACGCTTTCATCAACGGAGCGATTCAGGTCGGGCAGACGGCTATCGACAGACCTACCGGACTGTTCATTCCTTCTGCGGCCGGCGGCGCTCCTTCCGGAGTAACCACTGCCGCGAACAACAAGATCGATGCCGATGAACTGATCAGCCTGGTGTATTCTCTGAAAGCTCCTTACAGAAGCAAGGCGAAGTTCCTCATGAACGACGCCACTGTCGCAGCCATCAGAAAACTCAAGGACGGCAACGGTGTGTACCTGTGGCAGCCTGCCCTTACCGCCGGGGAGCCTGACAGATTGCTCGGCTATCCTCTCTACACCTCTCCGAAGGTGCCTGTTATGGCGGCAAGCGCAAGAACCATCGCGTTCGGTGATTTCTCCTGCTACTGGATCGCGGACAGAGCCGGCCGCAGCATGAAACGCCTGAATGAGCTTTACGCTACCAACGGACAGGTCGGCTTTACCTGTACCGAGCGTGTGGACGGCAAGCTGATCCTTGCGGAAGGCATCAAGATTCTTGATATGCACGCCTGATAAGGAGGTACTGTTATGAGCTATAACACAAAGAATTATACCGAACAGGGCGGCGATGTTACCCATATCGGCGGTGTTTTGGAGTTCGGGGAGGGTGCGTCCCTCTCCGGCTTTCCCGGCGCCGAGAATCTGAAGCCCAAGACCACGAACACTGCGGGAGATATCCGCAGCGACTTGAATGCCCTGATCGTGAAGATGAAAAATGCCGGTCTTATGACTCCCGATGCTTGGAATGTGTCCGTGCTTGCCTGCCCGACATCGGGGTCTATGCCGACTTCCGAAACGGCATCCAACAGCGGCCATGCGACCGTGACAATTGACGGCACGGCGATCAAGATCACGCTCGACTGCGAGGTCAAAGACCTTGCTGTTGCCGATCACGGCGAGACCTGGGGCAAGCACAAGTGGCTGGGCTTTGGCGTCCGCACG